CTGGAACAGTGCGGGATTATATTGCGCTTGGAAGGCTTGCGGATTGTAATTTAACGGTTGACCCATCAGTGCACGTTGAAACGCAGGCAGACCCTGTATCAACTGCTGTTGAGCCGCCACATTGCCCTGCTGAAGCGCATTGATCTGCTGCGGAGCCAATGACCCCACTACATCAGCAGCGCCTTGGAATCCCTGATAGGTCGCATCCTGCATCCTGGGCATAGCGCCAGACAGGTAGTCTTGTGCTCGACCTTCCTGTGCTTTAATAAACTGCTGGCTAAGTTCATTCTGCGCTTGGGTTGCCCGTTGAGCAGACCTATCAGTGCCGCCGAATAGCGTTTTTCCGATCTTGCTCATGACAACGCTCCGTTATCTCATCTCTTGTGATGCCAAGCATCCACATGTCGTGAATTTTACCATATTTTAGGAAACTACGCCGATTTATGCCCTCTTTGACCATGCCGCATTGCATGGCAAACATTTTCACATGCGGATAAATCACAGGTATCTCACACACTACCTTGTTAAATGTGGTGTATTCATTCACCCACTTCAATGCTTGTAGTGCTGTTGTGTAGGCTTGTTTTCCGCGTCTGGCTGGTAAAATCATAGGATGTATCTGTAGTGTTACCGAATTTCTCACATGTAGGTTATAAAACCCGATCACCTCATTGTTATCACCAATCGCCGCTAACCATGCCTCGGTTAAATCAGGCTCCCACGTATCAGGGTTCTGGTCGTCCTCGCTGATGTTGTCCCATAGCTGCGGAACAGTAATGATGTCTTTAATAAGTTGAGGATTTTGGCATTCCACTATCATACCGCCACCCAACCGAGTGATTTATTACCGCCAATGTCGGAAAGCATCTTGATGTAAAGCAGCGTCCCTGAAGCGCCTGTCGTGTTGATCAGGAATTGATACTGTTCAGCCGTTACATTGCCCTCCGGTGTTCCGGCATAAAGCAAAGGGATAGATTTAGAAGCCTGAAGCGTCCACGCCCTGAAGGGCTGCGCCATTGTGCCGTTATCCTCAATTATTGGCTGGCCGGCATTTAGTATCATTTCGAGCCGCCTATGATGTTTCCGGTCAGTTGGATAATAACCACCTTCACTGCATCCGATATGGTGAAGCGCAACATCTCAAGCCTTGATGCGCGCCCGTTTCTATTCCAAATTGCGCGGCGGTTATACTCGCCTACCTTACCCATTGCGCGAGGTCTTGGGGCTTGCCACGTCTTGCCATCAACTGACCTGTCCATAGTGACCACCGGTTCAGGCTCATCATCATTACCCACGCCCGATTCAATCATCAATTCCAGGGAAGGAACAAACATTGCTTGGTTGTTATTAAAGAAGGGAAGCGTAACAAAAGTCCGAGTAACTATTGCATCAAGGTCTTTGTAAACATCATCAGACAATTGACCAAGTTTCCCAGAGTAACGGCTTGCACATAACAATTTCTGGTATGCAGTCAGCACCGACGAAACAAGATACGTTTTTTGTTCATCATCAACACGGGTTGTTCTGGTGTGCCATTTGCCTGTCAGGTAGTCATAAACAATCGCTATGTTCGGCAACGAAAAGCCAACAAAGAAACTTCCATTTCGGGAATACGTCCAAGCGTATACGCTTTCAAGCTGCGATGAATTTAAAGACGCAATCAATAAATCAATGGCATTAGTGCTAATTTTCTGCACCGAGTTACCAACAAACGCCCACACTGCCGGCGTTTCATTGACCCCGCCACCAATCCACACAAAAGAATTTTGAGTGTTAATCAAGGATAAAGGAGCCGCGCAACCTTTCTGCAAGAATAGCCCTGTTCGCTGAAAGCCAAAGTCAGCCCCGCCAACATTCTGAAAAGCCTCGGTTGTTGTTACGCCGGTAATAAATAGCTGATTGTTAAATACGATGGGAGCCACAACACCATCAGGGGATGAGTCAGCAGTTCCAAAGTCGAGCGCATTCCAGTTTGTGCCATCGTTAGCAGCAGATCGGATAAACCTGTCATCATCAGTGGTCACGATAAAATACGAGTCAACAAACGCGCAGTATTTTGGAAGCCCGTTTGCCTTAAAATCTACGTCAGAGATAATGGCTAAAGTATCAGTGGTAGCGTTGTAGATGTACCCATCAACGCCGGGGATGATTATCATCAACTGATTGCCGTTGTCAGCCATTGACACTCGCCCTGGCTGCGGAATTGTCCCAAGATCATCCATCGTATAAACAGGATTTCCAGCCACAAAGGTCTCTACTACCTTGTATAACTTATCCCCATTAACCACGTAGGGGATGCCGCGCATGACGTGACCGCCTCGATTGGGTTCGGCAACACTCGAATTTAATTCACGTATGCCCTGAGTCCCGACGAGATATTCTTCCACCAATGCAGGAATCTGGTTTTTAACGGGGTACAGGTTATTACAGACCTGACTTGACAACATTGCCGATTCTGCAACGTAATAACCGTTGTTTATTGGCAGATTGACTACGGGCATAAGGTCGCCCTGATAATGGCTGAGTTAACTTCAATGTCTTGAGTTCCAGAAAGGTTAGAGACGAATATTTCGATGTAATCATTCTGTGATAACGACACAATCCAGATTGATGATACCTGTTGTTCTGAATTATGGTTGATGTGTGACCACATCTGGCTTTCAGTAATCACGGCTCCATTCTTGGCAATCAGCATGGCGCAATCAACGTTACTCGAAGTCGGGTGCATGGTCACGGTGGAATCAATCGTGAATTGTTGCGTGATTGCTGCTGTATAAGTTAATCGACCCGCCGCACTGGCTGAAAAGTTATCAACGGTCGTAGAGTTCCACACACCAGCCACTAAGACCGGCACATTTTGCGTGACGATGTCAGTGTCGGTTGTGTTGCCCTGCATGGAGATTAAGCCCTTTGGAGCCGCCCCGGTAATGCCTAATCCAGCCTTGAAGTCCAATACAAGCATCTTGTAATTAACGCCAGCAGAAATCAAAGTGACGTAATCAGTATCAAGAAGCTCAGTAGCCCCGATAAATTGACTGATTTTTTTACCAGCAGCCTGTGTCATGTGCCTGTCTCCAGCCCAATGCTGCCCGATACCTCGGCAAGAATCTCGGCCTCAAGATCAGGGTAGAATGGCGTTGTGTTGTACTCGTGATAATTTCCAGATCCACGCGGTAAAGTGGATGGGTATTGTGTTAATGGTGATGACTTGCCTAATCGTCGCATGGCATTCATGCCTTGTTGAGCTTGGACTACCAAAGCATCAGACACTACCCCGCCGTAGTCTGGAGCAACCTCGATTGCCATGTTGGCAATGACGCCCCGCAAAGCGCCTATGGGAATCGTTACCTGATCAGATATGCTATCGACTACAGTATATCCAAGCGCGATTCCATCAGCGTCTAAGGCGGTCATGTAGTTGTTTAAAGCAAAGATGTAGTCTTGATAATCATCAGGGTTTAAGCTTGATTCAGAACCCTGGACAAGTATTCGTTGCAATGACGCTTTAGCGATTTGCTCAACTGTTGCCATTTTCTATAGCCTTTAAAAGTGCCGCTTCACCTAGTTTGTGGTGAGGTTTCTTTCCTAACACTTCTTCGTAACGTTTGCGCAAAAACTCAAGGTCTGATTCGGGCCAGTCAAACTTCTCGGCCTCTTTGGGTTTCCACCCAATGCTCTGCGCGTATGCTTCGGAGTTTTCGTCAACGTAAAGTTCAACGCCTGACGGCTTAATGTAGATGGGCATGGCTCCCCCTGATTTGATTTTTAAGCAAAGGGACCATTACAGCCCCTTGCTTAGTTTACAGCTTATGAACCGAAGCCCTGACCCGCGAAGAACGGGTTGAAGGTTGCGTATGCTGGCAGGAAGTCGAAACGCACTTTCTGCGTGTTCGCATCACCATCTGCGTACTTGCTGACACGAATTGACATACCGTCAGACGTGGTTGCAATGGTGTCGGTAGAGTACAGTTTCGGCAACTTAACTGAGCCGATACCAAAAGCCTGCTTAGTGAAGAACAGGTTGGGCTGGTAAGTGGTAGCAGTAGCAGACACGATAGTGATCACAGCGCCGTTCGCAGGAGCCGCTGTTACAGTGTTGTACTGACCGTTTGCCTCGAAAATTGCAGGGCCAGCCACTACCAGTGTGCCTTCACCTGACGCGCCCAATGTCACATCAGCAGTCACAACGCCAGTCCAAGGCACTGCTGCGCCTGTTGCATCAAGCATTGGCTGCTTGGTTGACAAGTTCAGACGGTTTACGCCTGCGATTGTTACCAACTCACCAGCCTTAACTACCATGCTGGCTTGGAAAGCAGTAACGGCCAATGATTGGGTCATTGTGTCTTTAGCAGCCACGTAGGTTGCTGTAGGACCAGCCGTCAGCGTACCAGCACGATCAGCGCCAGTAGATGAGGTGAAAGTACCAAGCGCCGTTGCAGTCAGCGCCATCACGCCGCCAAACTGGCGAGAGATCTGTGCGCGTTCCCAAGCTGTACGTACCAGAGAATCACCTGCACTTAAGCCTGATTGAGCAGACGCCAATGCGGTAGTGGTAAACGGGTTCATAAGGTAGTATTTTTCTTCACTCATGGGAATGCCGATAGAGTCCATCAAAGCACCAGCGCCGGCGATGTCAGACCACGCATCAACAGCAGTGCCGTGAGTACCGTAACGCAGAGAAGCGTTGCGCTGCATGTACGTTGCAAAGTCTACCTCAACATCAGTCACGATGCGTTTAGCCATCGGGGCAATGATCTCGTCCAGTTGATCAAGCTCAAGCGCCTCTTGGATGTTGCTCCATTCAGTGGCTACCGTGAAGTAGTCTTGAACAACGCCCGTTGCCTTGCCTGCAATGATGTCAGACTTGGTTGATGAGGAAATGTCACCACCCGCCGTGCGGATTGAGTTGTAATCGTGAGGACGCTTAAAGTCTACACTTGAGCCAGTGGACGGGTTAAATCGACCTGTCAAAAGCTGAGTGTTTACAGACTTTGTGATAACGCGGGTTGTTTCAAACGCGTCAAGGAACGCCCGTGCAAGTGGGCGTGTGACGTTACTCGATAAATTATTGGCCATAGCAAATTACTCCTATT